AGGAACTTGGTCTGCACTTCGGTGACGGCGTCGCTGATCTTGTCGAGCAGTTCGATCTGTTTCGGCGACCCGGCGGTGAAGGGGATGCTCGTCACACCCGGCGTGTTCATGATGCCGAGTGGCTGACCCGAGCCGGAGCCGTTGATGAACGCCTGCTCCTCCAGCGCGACGAAGCGCTTGGCGAGGTCTTTGGTGATGAGCTGATCGACGGCCCAGTTGGCGTCTTTCAGAAGCTGGTTGGACACGACTGCCAGGCCCGCGGCGGTGTAGACGTGCGCCTCGAACTCCGAGAAGTTCATGTCGGTGCGAATCTTCTCCGCGAACTCGGCGGTCCACGCGACGGCCAGACCGGAGTCCTGCGCGATGAACCGGATGGTGTCGCTGGTGATCGGCTGCGAGGTAAAGAGCTGGCGCAGCACGGCCGTGGCGTCCCGGATCGGGATCAGCTCGTCGCTGACCTCCGGCGGCACCAGGAACCCGCCGTCCTGATCGACTCCCTCGCCCATCGCCTTGCCCTCGAAGTAGTCGCTGATGCGCTTCTGGGCGGTCAGGTTACCCTTGCGGGCCTGACGGACATCGTCGAAGTAGGAGTGCTCGCCGTTCTCGCCGTAAATCTCCGGCGCAGCATTGCCGCCGCCGACGTAGAAGTTGGTGGGCAGCGCCTTACCGGCGACCTGCTCGACCGCGGACCCGAGCGAATCCATCCGCTCGATCATGGCCTTGCGCTCCAGCTCGACTTCCTTGTCCTTGCGGGCGGCCGCGAGGTCGGTGAGGGCCGGAGTCAGCTCCTCGAATTTCTCCAGCATGTCTTTGACGGCCTTACCGTCAAGCTGGTCGGCTTTCTCGGTGATCTCCGTCTTGAGGGCAGCCATGTCGCTCTTGAACGACTCGAACTGCTCGTTGAGGGCGGTCAGTGCGTCTGCGTCGAGGCTCTTGCCCTCCAGCGAGGCGGCGATATCCGCGATGCGCGAGGAGAGAGCGGCGATCTGCTCGGTGAAGTCCATGCGCCGCATCGTAGCACACTCAAAACCCGGCCTATATCAGATGTGTCAAATCGGCTTGCTAGAGCCGATTTGCGTACGTCAGCTTTCGGACTTCCACTCGTCCGGGATCACGTCGTAGGCGTCCAGCGCCCGCGCGACCCGCTTGAGGTACGCCCGCACCTTCGATTTGTCCTCCGTCGAGGAACCCGACCGGCTGATCGCGTTTTTCAGGTCGGAGACGTTGTCGATGGGGTACTTGTCGGTGCCGGGAAAGTGGTATTTCGCGTTCCGGCGCTTTTCGGCGGAGACGGCCTTGCCCGCCAGCGACTCCAGGTCATCGACCAGGCTGGTGAGGGCGGCCAGGGCGCGCTCCTCCTCGGAGTCGTGCCTGAACGCCTTGCCCGCGACGGCGAACAGGCTGCCGGGTTCCATCGGCACGGGGGTGACGGAAATCTCGGCGATGTCGGCGTCGTGGATGCGCGGCCCGGCGGGGGTCATCTTGCGGCGGAAGATGCCGCCGACCGAGAAGCCCTTGATGGTCCCCGACTTGACCTTGTTGTAAACGTCCGCCAGCGGCGTCCCCGGCTCGGGGTCGTCGAGGCGGGCTTTCACGAACAGGCCCTTGCCGTCCATCTTCGCCTCCTCCACCACGCCGAGAGCTTGGTCGGTGTGATGGTGGTAGCAGAGGATCGGGTTGCGGCGGAAGTATTTTTCGAGGCCCTTGTCGAAGACCTGCGGCAGGAACGCCTCACCCTCGCGGTCGCGGTCGAACCCGGCCGCGTACCCTTCGATGCGCAGCGCCTTGCCCTCCAGCTCGACGCGGGCGTCCGCGTCGAGGGCGAAATCGAACTGGAAGTGGGCCGAGTCCTTCATCAGGAAGTGACTTCGTGGATGAGGTCGAGCAGCTTCTGCTTGTCAAGGCCGTCAGGCGCCGTGCCCGACGGGCCGAGCTGGGCGGCCGAGAAGTAGACGACGGTCGTCTGCATGTACTTGGCGAGGTACTCCCAGGTCACGATGCCCTCGCGGTCCCAGGAGTTGACGCCGAGGCCGTCCGGCGTCCAGAAGGTCACCGGCACGGCGTGGCCGCCCGCGACGTTGGTGCCGAGCTTGGTGTCCCAGACGAACTGCCGGTTCTCTTTTTCCGCCTCGTCGAACTCCTCCTCGCACTCCTCGGTCAGTTCGATGCAGAGCGTGCCGACGCCGAGGGCGGCGATGAGCGCGGGGATCTTCTCGGGGTCGGACTCGAAGGCGTAGGCGCCGATATACATCGGCTTGCCGTTCTCGTCGAGCGAGCCGTGGGTGGTGGAGAACTTCGCGCCCTCGCGGGCGTCGGTGCCCTGGTCGGTCTTCTCGTTGAGGTCGGAGACGGACTTCAGGCCGAGGTAGGCGGCGTAGGTGGAGACGGTCGGCGCTTCGGTGAAGCCGCGGTTGCGCCCAGCGATCTTGGAGAGGGTGTGGCCCTCGCGGGCGCGGCTGGCCCAGTAGCAGTCGCCCCACTTGCCGTTGCCAAGAAGGCCGAGGCCGGTGGTGAAGTGGGTCCCGCCTTCCTTATCGACGGTGGGCGGCGACATCACGGCGGAGACGGCGATGTCCTTGTCGGAGGGGGTGAAGTCGCGGAGGCCCTTGGGGCGGCTGGTCGGCATGGCCCCAGTGTAGCGGATCGACGTGGGTCAGGTGAGCGCTTCGGCGGCGACCCCCACCCAGAAAGCGAGCAGCAGCAGGAGCATGATGAACAGCATGTAGCGGATGAGGGTCCAGTCCTCCATCAGTGCTGCATCACCGGCCAAAGGTGAACTGCATCGCAGACGACGCAGACCTTCAGCGGCGAGTCGGCCACATCGGGGATGACGACCATCGCCCGGCGGCGGCATTCGGCGCGCGACTGCGATTTGCGGATCATCGTGTTGGGGACGGCGGCGTTCGGGAAGGTCATCGTGATGCCGCGGTCGGCGTGGGCTTCCTGGAGAGCGCGGCCGCCGTCCTCGATGATGCCCCGGCTCACGTCGGAAACCTCCGCGGTGTCGGGCGTGGACGTGACCGGCCACTCGTAGCTTTTCGCGCTCCATGCTGGGTTCCAATACGCCTCCGGCAAGCTGCCTCCTGTCCTCGTCAGTAGTTCACATCCCCAGCTTATCGCGGGCGTCAAGTCGGCGGCGCCTCGCCCCGTGGGGTTGGTCGTTTGAGGCCGACCGGGAGCGAACTGCCGAAGCCGGTGGTCCCGCCATTCCGCCCCAGGGGGTCGAACCCCAGCTTCCGGGTCCAGAACCCGACGTGCTTCCTCTACACCAGAGCGGATGGACGCGCCGGGAGTCGAACCCGGATTTCGCCGTCCACATGGCGGCCGATGCCTAACGCGCCCAGCTCCAATGTATCGTGAGGGTCAAATCGGGCGAGCGGGATTCGAACCCGCGGCCTCCCGGTCCCGAACCGGGCGCGCTGACCAGCCTGCGCCACCGCCCAAGCGCGCTCCGAGGATTCGAACCAAGGACCTCCGGGGGTTCACCCCGGCGCTCTACCGGACTGAGCTAGAGCGCGCCGAAGAATATGTCAGGCGGCAGGCTTGCCGCGCTTGTAGCCGTTGACCCGCACGCGGGATTTCCCGCGATTGGAGCCGCGCGGCGAGCGCGTGTGCGGCGCCACCGAGACGGCGGAGCCTGCGCGCGAGGAGCGCTTGCGTGGCTTGCGGCCGCGGGTCGCCATCAGAGGACCCGCCGGGCCAGCCCGATGACGAGCAGCACGAGGATGACGACGATGAGGACCCAGACGATGGTCATGCCGCCGCCAGGGAGCGGGCGCCCGCACGGAAGCGGCGCCGGAAGCCGAAGATCGTGTCGATGAGTTCGATCACGTTCTCGATCCTATCAGTAATCGCCCAGCATGTCGAAGTAGTCCTCGTCCTCCTCCGCGGCGGCCTCGATCTCGGCCAGCTCGGAGTTCAACGACGATGCCTCGTGGGAAGGTTGGCGTGCTTGGACGGCGCGACGCGGCCGCCGGTCGAGGGGATGCCGTCCAGTAGCCGCAGCATCTGTGCGCCGAGCAGGAGACTCGGCGGGAGGTCACCGTTGACGCGCGCCGTCTCGATCTCGAAGCCCTCCACGTCGAAATCGACCTCCACACAGCCGTGCGGGGAGTCGTCTTCGGTGATGTGGATCGTCATCGAGGCGGTCATTCGACGTTCCCCGGTTCGATGTTGGGGACGTTCTCGCCTTTAGGCGGGGCGCCCGGCTCGCCGGGGAGCGCCCGGTCGGGCGTGCCGCCTTTGTCGGCGCCGGTCGGGTCGGGCATGTTGAGGACGGTTTCTTCCAGTTTCTTCGCCTTGTCTTCGTCTTCCAGGATGGCCGTCAGGCGCGGCAGATTGAAGCGCTCGCGGACCTCCCGCACGAGGACGCCGGGGACGGCCGCGAATTCGCCGCCGAGTTTGAACTGATCCTCGATGGGCATCTGATATTCGTAGTCGATCTTCAGCTTGTAGCCGAAGTCGGCGACCAGCTCGCGCGTGAGCAGCGTCTGGAGAGTGTTGAGGATCGGCCGCATCCGTTTGTTGTCGAAGTTCCGCCGTTCTTCGCTCGGCGCGGTGGTCGAGGAGGATTCCGTGGGCAGGCCGAGCAGCACCTTCGGCACGCGGAACAGCGCCAGGATGCGGTCGCGGCTCTGGTCCGACATGAGGCCGAACTGCGCTTCCTGGGCGTTCGACTGGATCGGTTTGTATTTCAGGCCCCGGCCGAGGACGGCAACCTGGAACGCCTGCTTGGCGCCCGCGTAGATCCCGGCAAACTGGCGGCGCAGCTTGGCGGCGTTCGACTCGGAGATCGCCTGCTCGGCTTCCAGCACTCCCTCAAGGCGGGCGCCATTTTCGAAGTAGGCGGCCTTGGTGTCGGTCAGCGCGACCTCCCCGTCGAAGACCCGTGGTCCCATCGCGATGACTCCCGCGCCGCGGAGCGGGTCGTGGGGGTTCGGGCCTTTCCAGTGGATGACCTTGTCGGGGCGGATGTTGATGGGGGGCTGGCCCGGCGGCTTGTATTCGTAGCTCTCGACCAGTTCGCCGTTCTTGCCGCCGATGACTTCGGTGTACTGCGGCATCAGGCGCAGGAGCTGGAGCGGACGCCCCTGCATGTCTTCGCCGCGCTTCAGGAGGAAGCCGTCGCCGGTGATGTAGCGGTCGATGACGTAGAGTTCCATCAGTTCTTCCCAGCTCTGGTAGCCGTTCGGTTCTTCCAGGAGCTGGACGAGCCAGGGATCGGCCAGGCGACCGTTCTTCTCGGCTTCGGCGCGGGTTTTCGGCACCGTGTTGCCTTCGTTGTCCTCCAGATGCCATTCGGCGTGCGCCGCCGTCTCGGCGATGACGCCCATGCAGTCTGCTACCCAGTCGATGGCGACGTGGTTTCCCGAGCCGAAGGATTCGAGCTGACGTTTGGCGCTGGCCGCGGCGAAGCGCGAGCCGGTGCGGCCTATTTGAGTGCCGTAAATCTCCGGCGCGAGGTCGCGGCGACCTGGGATCGCGGGTTCGGCGGCGCCGAGAGCCTTCCCCTCGAAGGAGAAGGCGGCGCGGATGGTGCTGGCGAGGCTCACCAGGTCAGTCTATAGCACATCGGGCAAGCGCGCAGGCCGGGATCGCGGACAAGGCGCGGAATGTGGGGTCGAGACGGTGCGAAATGCCACGTTCGAGGCGAGCGGCCAGAGAGGAAGGCCCGTCGCGCCAGCGCCGAGAGGGTCGTGGGTTTGTGTGGGGCGTCCAGGAAGGTCTTCCTTTGGCGGCCGAGGAGCGTGTGCATCCGGGCCGTCGCTTAGCCCCGCTGGGGCGCGCGAGGCCCGAGCTTAGCACATTCGGATTTTGACGTGAAAATTGGCTCTATAGGCTGGTTTGCTGGCGTAAAGAAATTTGGCCGCCTTTTCGGGCTTTGGCCCTCTACATTTTGGCTCTATACGCTAAATTCGGGGCTTTTGGCCCTGATTCAACGTAAAGAAACGAAAAAATTTGGCTTCATTTCGTATCGCTTTGTGCCTACCAACTGACGCATAGCTATGGTACACTGGAAGGGTAATGGCTCAAAAAGCACCAGATCACGCACAAATCACGTCCGCTGTTCGGCTTGCGGACGAAGTTGCCGAGCGCTCCAAGCAGACGCGTGCTCGCTGGCGGCGCCGGAAAGCGCCGACCCGTGGCCAGCGGCTTCAGACGGCGCGCGAGCAGTGCGCAACGGCCGCCGAGCCGCTGCGCTCCTGGCTTGGCATGGTCGCTTGGCATAACCTGCCGCTTGAGGACGAGCTGGCGATGAAGGCCGCCGTCCAGAAGCTGCGCTACGAGCGGCGCCAACTCGATAAGATGTTGGCGGCGAAGTGATCCGCACGATCTTCGAATACGCGGGCGGCGCCGGACTCATCGGCTTCATCCTCATCAAGGGCGCGCCGTCCCGGCGCAAGCAGCCCTTCCACTGGTAGTCGCCCCGCCGGGAGTCGAACCCGGAACCTTGCGGTTAAGAGCCGCCTGCTCTACCAGTTGAGCTACGGAGCGCACTCCGCCGCCAGGGTTCGAACCTGGGACCTTCCGGTTAACAGCCGGACGCTCTCGCCAACCTGAGCTACAGCGGAGGCGACGTGGCCGGACTCGAACCGGCGACTTGCAGCGGGTGCTTCCAACCTGCGCCAGGCACTAGGCAGGATATCCCCGTTGCGGCTCTACCATCTGAGCTACACGACGCGCGGCTGCCGGTCCCGGCCGCGTAACTGTACGGCTAGGGATGGCTGCCATAGCGGAAGCGAGATTTGAACTCGCGTCTCCAGGGCATGAACCTGGCAAGG